TCAGTCTTATCCGTAAAGTCCACTGTAAAGCTAACAGGTATTTCCCTATAACCTGTTCTGATTATCTTTCTTGGTATGGCCGTGTTATTTAAAGCATATTTTGCTACGCACTTATTATCCCAGTTCAGGGTAAAGCTCTCCAAGTCATTATATCGGTCATCTTCGTCTATTGTATCTGTTTTACCAGCCAGATAAATCTTTGCATCCGACCAGACAAACGGGTTAGTGGCTTCAAGTGCGTTTCCGGTTTTATCTACATAACCAGCATTCCCAGCGATAATCCCCAGATTAGCTTTAAGAATTTTGTCAGTAATAGAAAAACTTAAACCAAGCGTATTAACTACGCAACCTAAGAACTCGTAAGACTGACCTTCGTCCCTGAATACTTCCAAAGTGTAAGGCCATAACGGAGTGTCTTTTGCGCCTGCACCAAATTCTTCGGCTAAGGTCTGCATTGGAGTAAATATATGCTTATAGGCCTTATCGGCTTCACCAGCAACTACCATTCTTATATCATCAATTCTAAGGGTGAATTCTGCTAAATCTGCACCTAATTTTAGCCCTACTGATTTTACCGCATCCCAATCTGTACCACTTAAATCGCCAGTAGCTACGGTCACTTCTTTCCAAGTATTTGCTGTTAAAGTACCTACATTAAGTACCTTTGGTACTCCGCCACATCCGACAGTTTCTGAAAATAAAATCTCTAAGTCATCTGCATTAGTTAAATTTATACTTGTTTTAATCCAAAATTTTAGAGCAGTAACTGAATGCATATCAATGTCAGCAGCAAAATTAAAATAGCCTAAAAGGGTCGCATCCGCTACGCCCGCAGGAACTTGTATTTTAACCGAATAAGAGCCCTTCTTTTTATCAGTCGGATCTAAGCTGGTTATTGTACTTTCATGAGAAGTCCATTCTTCTTCACAATCACACATTTTGGTTTCAGTAGAAGATGCAACCCCACCATCAGCAGGAGCACCTAAAACACTTCTTAATATATGCCCAATACTTACTGGATGTACTTCTACTACCAGAGGACCTCCAAAGGCTTTTTCGCCCTGATAGGATTTGGGCTCGTCAAGTATTCCCCTTTGAATAGCACTTATAACATCCTCAATATCCCTGGTCAAACCTTCAGATACAAACGGTAAATAAACATCATTGTCGCCATCTGGTCTTGTTTTCCAAGTAACCTCTTTTTTAATCCCTATAAATCCTCTATTTCCCAAGCTCATTTTTTATCAACTCCTTTCTTTTTAGATTTTTTAACTTTTACCTTTCTTTTTTTCTCTTCGATTAAATCGAAATAGCCGGAATCTAAATATTTTTTAGCTTTTGCCTCATCATCAGTAACTACGAATTCATTAGGGGCAAATTCCCCTAATCCAACTACTTCTAACCTAATATCTCTATTATATTTTAATAACATAAAATCACCTTCTTTTTATTCTCTGGTTATAAAGCTCTGTCTTAAAGTTATTTTCATATCAATTTCTACCCCTCGAAACGGATAAGAACTAAAATCGAATCTGGTGTCCGGGAAGCTAAAATATAGACACTCGTTATCCAGATCTATGTGCCCGCCAAGAGCTTTCTTTATATCGAAATTCAAATCAAGAATACCCTTATTGGCATCATCCCCGACTATCTGCTTGTCCACTTCAAAAATCTTGATATAGCCAAAAATGGTGACCGTAAAATTTATCTCCATATTATGAGGCATAGTTACTGCCTCTTCCGGTGCATTGGTAGGCTCCAGAATAAGACAGGGGAAGATGTTCAAAGGAATATCATCCCTAGTCCCCGCATAAACTTTCTTGATATAAGTTTTTAAAACAATATCCTCTTCTAAAATAGCCTTAACTTTATTCCAGATATCCTCTAATTTCACCTTATTATCTCCTTTAAATACTCAGTAAAAATTTTTACAATATTTACTTTATCCTCTTCCTGGAAGAGTAAAAATTTACGCTGGGGTATTTTGGCCGTTCTTTCCTTCTGGTGAACCCGCATAGCAAAAACATCTTCCCCGGTATTAGGATCAACCCAGTGCAAAGCTCTCGCTTTTACCGGAACTATAGTCCTTGCCGGTATCTTAATAGAGCCACCTTCCTGGTGTATCCTCATATAATCAAGCGGGGTTCCTATCTGTACTTTTTGATTAGATACTACTTTATAAACAATAGACCCTTTGCCATGTCCGGTATCCTGCAGGATCTTCGCTCCCCTTCCTTTTTTTCTCCGCATGGCTATAGTCATCGGGGAAAGTGGAGCCCACTTTTTAGGCCTGCCTTCTGCTCTAAAGTTTTTATCGATAGAACCAACCATTAAAATCCCGCACCGCTTTAAAGGAATCCTAAGATCCTTAGATTTATCCCCGGCCTTTTTTAGTAAAGCCTTTACCTTCTCGTCATTTTTAATCTCATAACTGATTAATGCCCCATTAGTCATCAGCCAAATCCTCTAATTTATTAGGATCAGTTTTCCAATTGGTTTCATCTCTCTCGTCGAAGGTCCTTTTATAGTCTTTAGTAGAAGATTGAATAGTCCCTACTTTTAAGGTAATACCTTCAATCTGCAGAGTACCTTCAGCAATCTTTTCAAGGGTCTTTATTGCCTCTTTGTATTTATCAATCCACTCATTGGTACTTGGCATTTTCCCCGAATATAGACCCCTCATTACAAAATAAGAGGCGATATCCTCGGCCAAAGATTTTATAATAGCCGGGGTAGTCTCCAGGGCGTCAAGGGCAGCCAATAAATCAAATGAAAAGGCTGCCCTTATTTCTGCATCAGCTTTAACAATAGCTTTAGCTAAAAGTGCCGAAGGTGCATCGGTTGCCGACATATTCAAATTAGTTAATACATCAGTGGTTTCACAAAAAGCCATTTGAATCTCCCTTGTTATTAGGTTATGTCTATTTTGGGCTCATCTTTGACTGCACCATTAACATTAACTAAATTACCCATTAACATCTTATCTCCACCGGCATGATCTATACAATCCCCATTTGCACCAACAAATATTCTATTGCCGATACAACGGGTATTACCGTTGTTATCGTCTATTCCCTTACCTGCTCCTGGTACTATAATCACATTATCCTTAATTATCGTTTCAGTGGCAGTACAAGCGGCAGCGATATTTATTGCTGTCCCGCCGGATTTAATCCCTGAAATTATGTTATTTATGATTTGTGCAGCATGTAGGAATTTATCCGCACCACCTTTGAAATGCAATCCATTAGTAATAACCGGAGTACCAAGGCCAGAGAAAAATTGACAATTTATAATCTGCAAATAGGAACAATTATCAGTTTCTATATAACAGGTCACCCCCGCACCAGCAGGAGAAAATTGGCAATTTTCAAAGATCACATTATTGCAAATACCAAAATCGATTATCGGTATTACGCCGGTAGCTTCAAAGCGAATATTGTAAAAATGGACCCCTACCGCAGTCGCAACAGCAATCGCTTTTCCAGTATCAGGATGTATTTCCACTGGTGTATCAGTGCCATGCACACCCAATCCGATCATGTGACAGGAATGGGGAACTGATTCTAAGTTTTCTTTGTATAACCCTGGAGCAATGATAATATAATTATCAACTAACCAGGGATCACCGGCCCAATCGATAGTAGCATTGGATTTTTCAATGGCTTTGGCAATGGTTTTAACCGCTTCATCCCAGGATAATCCGCTATTGGTATCTAAGCCATTCTTTTTGTCTACAAAATATATTTTTCCGTATGCTCCGAATACCTGGCTACCCCTAAAAAACATATTTTTCTCAAAATGGCTATCTCCGAGAAATATAGCATTTCTATAAAATTTATCCAACTTCCTATTCTCCTTTCATTAAGAGGGGAAGATCACAAATTGCCTTCCCCTCTAATTTTTATAAGTTTAAGCCACTGCGGGATATATTCTATATCCGCATGAAGCACAAACTATCTTTTCATCTTCTATCATACTAGGCTCAAACCAATCACTATGTTTGGTTTCCATTCTTGCCCTTCTGGTTTGAAAAGCCCTAGATTGGAAAACATAACCCAAAGAAAATTTCTTTATTCCGGGTCTGGGTTCCACATAGGCCAAAATGGCATTTTTGCCCCAGAGATAAGAATAACTGGCAGTCTTTCCCTCTTTGGCTGTGTTATATCCGGCATTACCAACTATTACCTTGTCTACCTCGAATACAGCAGCCATAAGTTCTGGAGTAACTACGCCTTTTTGAACGTATTTAATCCGATCCAAAATATCGGGATGGTGTTTTAATACATCATAAACAGCCCTTCCTAGTAATAATACATTAGGATCTTTAAAGATTACTGCATGTATGGCAGCTTTCCCGGCCTCAATGTCTACTATAGGATCAGAGGTGGCAGGTGTAGACCATAAAGTTTCTACAGTATTGGCTGATAGATTAGCTTCTACTACAGTCTTAATCCTCATCTCTTGACCCAATAAAATGATATCAGTTAAAAATTCTACGGTATCTACTTCAAGATTTAAAGGTTTATCTGCGTTATCCCTTTCCCGATCATCGATTAAATCGTTTAAAGCATGCTCATTGCAGCTATAAGTGTCATCAGTTACCTTCCAATCCACAGTCTTTGATTCAGTCTTAGGAGCCCTCAAAGTATCAGGAATCCTAAACCGAGTAGCCTTAGAATCATATATATAATATTTATCAGATTCTTTTTTAACCGGTACAATCGGCATTAATTGAGTTCCAACGTAGGCAGCATTCCGATATTGTACTGAAATATTAGTTAAAATTGCGTCAGTGTGAACATTTTCCAGTTCTGGCATTTAATTTCAACTCCTTTCTTTTATTAATATTTTTTATTATCCGCCATGTATCAAGTGAACAATTAATACTTCAATTATCTGATCTTCAGCGAGTGCAGCTTCCAGAGCTATTGCTCCGACAAAATCCTTAACAGTAGTAGTTGCTAACCCTTCACTATAACTTGCTGTTTGATCAGAAGCAGTTATTAAATTACCTTCATCACAAGTCCCACTCATAACCAATTTACCCGTACCTAATACCCTTACTCTTGCAGCTTTATCTTCTTCATCCGGAGCATTCATTAATATACCGATAATTACATCGGTACTTGCGGTACAATGCTCAACTTTACCATCGGCATCAAGTTTTACAAAATGGTATTGATAATTGGTTAAATCTTCAGCAGCTTTAAAGGTTATATCTAAAACTCCAATAGCCTGGGTCATGATTTAACACCTCTCTTCAATTTTATTATTTATTTAATAATTATTTTTTCTTCTTTTCTTCGGTAGCATCCAGAACAGTTAATACCGCATCTCGATAGGATACGTCTTTATGCTCATCCATGTACTTCTGGACTTTCTTCTCTTCCGGAGTTAATTTATCTTTGCTTTCTTCCTCTTCCTCTTCGCCCTTGCTTAATTCAGCAAAAATGGAATCAGAGAAATTAGGTTGAAGCTCGATAAATTTTACCAGTAATTCCCGCTGTGAAAGTTCGGTCTCTTTGTCATCTACCGTAAACTTGATTTTCTTTTCGTCAGAAGTGGACTCTACAAGAGCCATCAAAACTTCTTTCTGTTTAGGTAGAAAACGCATGTCCTTATCGGAGCAGTGATCATCGATAAAGGT